TTTTAATCCTGCAGGTATTTTATCTTTATCTACTATATTTGATAACAAAACACCTAAATCTTTTTTAGCTACTGAATCTCTTCTATTAATTAAAGCAAATGTTATATTATTAATTTCTGCTTGTTCTTGTTTTGTTAATTTACCAGCATAGTCTAAAGCTCCAGAAACAATAGCTTCAATCTCTTCATCAGACATTTGATATATTTTTCTGATAGCATTTGCCAGCATTTCAACTGTCATATTTTTGATATGAGCGTCTATATCACTATTTTTACCAATTAAAAAAGATACAAACTCTGGTAAATCATTTTCTATCCAATCTATTTTTACTTCTCCCATTGCTCTAAATTTTATAGAACCACCAGCGTCTATTGAATGTATTCTACCAGATTGATCTACAATTAAATTACCTTGAGCCGCAAAATCTCTATTACCTAACCAAGCATGAATCATTGAAGATTCTATAAAGTCTTGATAAGCTTTTGGATTATTTTTAATAATAGCATTTACTTTTTCCATTGTTAAAGGAGTACCTTCTTTCCATTTAGAAGCAATACCAACAAACGAACCATCTTTACCAATAACAGGTCTTACAAATGGAGCAGTGTCTCCCAATAGTCTTTTCATTATAACAGATGCTATTAATTCATTTATAGCCCATTCTTTATTAGCTGGTTTTTTAATATACCATTTTTCACCTGTAGTATTGTGTATTACAGTGTTACCTTCATTACTACCTAATTTACCAGATGATGCAGTAAATTCTTCATCTAGTAAAGGAGCTCCTGGCATTTCATCAAGATCTAATGGTTTTTGAGTAATTTCACCCATAGTAGGACCTTCATCAATTTCATTGGGTCTATATTCTAATAATGGTGGTCTATATCCAGTTCTAGCATTATATGCTCTTTGTAAATCAGCAGCATCTAGATCTGTAATTAATTTACCTTCAGGAATATTTTTCTTTCTAGCTACATCTTTTGCAGCTTTTAATATAGCATCAACATTAATATCTGCATCTGATGTAGCTTGTTTGTATGCAAGATCTAATGCCATAGCATGTCTTTGTCTAGAAACGCCCATAATCCAATCAGCCGTTCTTCCTCCTACAACATGTATTCCACCTCCAAGAACACCTCCAAATGTAACATTCAGTAATGAATCCCAAGCTGTATAATCAGCTTGTTCATTAAATTTTTGTAAAGCAACAGGTACTTCAGCAACAGCAGACCAGAATGCAGCACTTCTTGCTCCAGAAACAAATCTTGCTACATCTATTCCTCGTTTTACAGAAAGGCCAAGAAAACCAATTTTAGAAGCAGTTGGATCAGGAGCAAATAGTAATCCCATATTAACTGGGTCATTTACAAGAGCTGAAAGACCCATCCAACCAATACCTTTAGTTTTTTGCCACAAACCGCTTTGCATTCCCATTAACTGTTGGAATTGCATTTCTTTTATTTTTCTTCCATGAAGTATTTGAGCTTCTGCTACAGTAATATCTCTATCAAAATTTAGTCTTCCATCAAGGCCATATTTGTCATTTGCAGCTTGTGCTGTTATAATATCTCCTGTTCTTGGTTCATTTTCTCCTGATAGCGCGTTGTAATAGCTAGATTCTCCTCTAATATCAATAGATTCTCCTGATTGAGCAAGCCAATCAGATTTTATAGTTTGCTCATAAAATCTTTTAGCGGTACTATTACCTTCTGAACCTCCTGGTAAATCTTCCCAGTTAAGCAAACCAAAAGTTTTACCTTCATTCCACATTGCCTCCTTATTTTGATCATCATTTATTTTTATAAAATTATGACCAATACTAGGAAGATATTCATTATCATCAGGTTTTGGTATAGTAAGAGTTGCCATTATGGACTCATCGCTTCTTGTTGTTCAGGATTACCGTCTATTACTTGAAATTTCAATCCAGCCATAATTGTATCTAAATTTTCCCAAGTTATTACAATTTTTGATTTTCCAGATTCACCATCCATTTGATATACAGGATAAGTTCCTCTTTCGTCGAATGCCCATACAAGTTCTATGCCTGAACCATCAGCTGTATTTCTCCAAGTTGTATTTGTTTCTAATGAACCTTTTTGGATTGAAGCATAGTTACCAACTTTAGGATCTATACCAATTTTATCCATAGTAGGATTTCCTGACATTAATACTTCTATATCAGAATCTTTTAAATTTTGTATTACAGATTTTGTAGCAGATTCAATTGCAGATTCTGAATAATTTCCAGCATTAACAGATTTAGGTATAATAAAGTTTTCTGTAACCATAAATTTATCAGTAATAAATCTATTCATAACAGAAGATATAGCATCATTTACTTCTTCACCTTTTGCAACTCTAACAGCGACCATTTTAGTAATTAAATTTTGCCAGCCATCAACCATTGGAATTGCTGCTGTATTATGTCTTGTTAAAGCTTGTCTGATTGGTATAAATTCAGATTGTATCTCAGCTTTAATAGTATTTCTATCAGCTTCAGCTATAGCATTATTATCTACTTTCATTCTAGCTGCTTGGAATATTTCTCCAAAATTGTGTATATCATCTACATACATCATTGCAGCTGCTAATGAATTATCCATTTTTCCTTTAATTACTAGTTCAGCCATAATATTATCAAAGTAATCCCCGTATAATTCTTTATAATTTGTAATTAATAATTGTACTGATTCTTTATCAGCGTTATCAGGGTTAGTTAGTGTAGAAATTAAAGCATTTCTTTGATTATCACTTAAATATACAACATCTGATTGTTGCTTACCAAAACCTTTTTGCATTTGTTCTAATTGAAACAATCCTTCTTGAACAGTTGCTCTATCATTTGAATCTAATTTATTAAATATATCTTTTCTATATTTTGCAGCATACATAACAGGGTCTTCATCCATTAATTTAACCATGTTGGCTTGCTGTTTAATAGCCGCTTCTTTAATATCTTTTTCTACAGCAGTTGTTGACGGTAAATTTTTAATATAATCACCTTGTTCAGCTAGATTCATACCTGTTAATGCAGTAACAGCTGTATAAACACCATTAGCAACTTTTAATTTTTCTTGATATTCTACCCATTGAGAATTACCTTTTCCATAATAATAATCAAATTCAGCCTCTGTTACTTCATGAACAGCATTTCCATTTTCAGAAATATTTGCAACATTGTCATTTAGTTTAATACCAAATTTAGCTTTATCAGCAGCTGTAACTTGGTTAATTACACCATTTGCTTTATTTTTAAGTGCTAATAATTTATCAGCAGCTAAGACTTTATCAAAAACGCCATTATCCATTTGTTTTTTAATAAAATCAAGTTTAGCTTTATCACCCTCATCTATAATAGCACTAATTCCAGTTTCTGCAATATAAGCAAGTCCTTTTTCTTTAGCCGCTTTTAATGTTGTTTTATTCCATAAATTAGAATATCCCTCAATTGCCTCTGTTTCTGGGCTATCAGCTAATCCATTTAATATTTGATCAAATGATTCAGTAATAGAACCCCATGCTGTAGGGTCTTCAGCATATCTTAATGCCATACCATTACCTGTTTTAGTTAATGAATCTTGTTGATATTTTAATCTTTTTTGTGATTCATATTTAATAGCTGAGTTAAATGCACTCATCTTATACTGATTCATTTGTTGTTTCCAAGATTCTCCAGCCATCTTAGAAGGAGCTTGTTTTAATTTTTCATCAGATAACTTTTGAAACTCTTGTAAAGATTTAGTTACAAAACCTTTACCATCTAGTGTTTGATCTTCATTTTGTAATTCTATTTCTCTTTTAACATATTTTTGATGCAAATCTTCATAATTTTCAGAAACCCATAATGTGGCTTCTTTTCTCATTCTATCTTTTTCAATAGTAGCTAAACTACCTGCTAAATTGCTTACACCTCTACCAAATGATTGTAACCCTGTGTCAGATATTTGTGCTATTTCTCCACCAGAAAAACCTGATATGCCTTGATCAGACATACCAACTTGTCTATCATATGTAGGAATTTTTGTTGTTCTAGCCATTAACTAAATACCTCCAGTTCATATCCTGTTTGGTATGTTTGACCAGCTCCAGTTAATAATGTACCCATAGCTCTTGTTTTTCCAGCTTGATAAGCAGCAGCTCCTGTATATCTTGCTTGAGCAGCTTCTACAGTATAACCTCTTGATTTTAAATCTGCGTTATATTGTGTCATTAAAATATCTTCTTCTGTTAGCATAGCAAGTTCTTCTTGCACGAATAAAGGTGTGCCAGTACTTGAATCAACACCACCTTTTGCATAAGCAACTCTTTGGGAACCTGCAATTTTTCTATATCTTCTTTTTAATTGTTCTTTATCATAAGCAGCTTTATCTTGAGCAAGTTTAGAATTTTGTTCTGCAACTTGAGCATTATACTCATAAAGCTGCTTTTGCATTTTGCCTTGTTGATAAGCACCATAAGCGCTTATCACTGTACCTGCTGCCATTAATGCTACAACTGCTTTACTCATAAAACTTTACCAATTTATAATAATCCTCTTTATTAGGACCAAATTGCTTTAATTCTGCCTCAATTTCAAATCCTAGATATTTAGCAAATTTAACAGCATCTTTAAAATCTTTAATCACATGGCAGTGTACCCTGTGAAACTTAAATTGATCCGCTATTAATTTTAAATAATATCTTATATCTTTTATACAACGAATTTTGTTCTTTTTAAACTCTGGTGATAAAAACATGTAAGCTTCTCCAACTCCTGTCCAATGAGGCATTACGCCACATATACCAATAATTGTTTTATTATGCCACCATGAAAATGTAGCCCCTTGATTTTTTAAACAATGTATAACAGCTGGCCAAGTTTTGCCATAATTCTGAATCATTTTTTGTTCAGGACCTGATAATTCTATCATGTCAAAATGCCAATCTTCAAAAGGAACGACCATCATTCGTAAGTACTCATTTGTATCATAATAGCGGATATTGTACACGATTGTGGTGTGTCCGATATTATATATAATTTATTTTCAGTAGTATATGTAGCAGGCATTAAAAATGTATAGTCACCTGTTTTAGGGTCTGTAGAAGACATTGCGCTAGTTGTAGTTCTAAATGGCACAACTTCTACACTGGTTGAAGCAGGACCTGCTTTTAAACCTACTGTTTCAAAAACCCTAAATATACATTTATCAATTCTTCCACGTTTACCTTGAGCTGTTCCATATTGGCTTTTTGGTTCAACATTTACTGATTCTAGTTCTGAATTATAAGCTAATCCAACATGACATTTTGTAGTAGCATTTGTTAATGTAATTGAACCTGATGATACAGTTTTTGTAGCTTCAACTGCACCATTATTTAAAACTGATACAGTTTGTCCTTCTAAATGATCTAATCCTGTAATTGTAGAAGTTGAAGCACCTGTATATGTAAGTCCGGAATCTAAAAAGAATTGATCATCTTTAGTTTGACTATCAGCTAATCTAAATTCATTCTCCATAAATTCAACATATTGTTTTGTAGCACCATTAATTGTTCTTTCTACAATCATGTATAATGTATCAAATGCATCGTCTATTCCTGGAATTACAGCAATGCTTTTTACTTTAGTATCAGTACCAGCTATTGTATGTCTATGCCAAGCAGTTACTTGTTGATCTCTGTAATATGTTAAACCTAATAATATACCATCATCTCTTCTTGCCCAACACACATTGTTTGGATATGTCGCAAAAGCTATTTCCGCTATACCACCAAAACCTAAATGTTCTGATAAAACAGTCATATCTGGTGATGTAAATGAATCATAGTCAATATTATATGCAAATTCTCTTACACGTTTTTTATTTTTACCAATAAATAATACTGATTTTGAAGCAGGAGCAATTCTAGAATCAGAAGCACCATCAGTAGTTTCATTTATTGCTTGTACAGAAGTCGGCGTTAAAGCAGCAGTGGCTGAGCTTGATGACACGTTAAATGTACCACTTTTAGTAAATACATGTAAATATCTTCCACCATACATGGCTGTAATTTGATTAACTTGATCTGATGTTAATGTATAGATAACTGCATCATCATCTGCAATATCACCATTTATAGCATTAGGATGAAATGCATCAAAATCGGCACTTACAGAACCATATATAGTATTTGGATTAGTATCTGTATTTGCATAAAATAATCTTTCTTCAAAAAATGTAGCTTTAGATGGATAATTATTTGTATAAAAAGCTCCTAATTGCCACTCAGGATGCGTGCCAGAAGATGCTGTATAAGGTCTTTCAGAATCGACAGTTGCTGTAACTTGTGTCGTACTATTAACAGCAGTTATCTTTGCAAAACCCCAGTTACCAGAATGCTGTATTCTAATTAATCTTCCAATATCAGTTGATGCAGAAAATCCTGTATTATTGTTTATTCCTGTAGTTGATGATGCTGTAATAGTCACACTGCCAGAAACACCTGAGTTTGACATTGTTGTAGAGGTAGTATTTACATCAAGATATGGCCCATCAAAAAAATCTACATCTGTTAATGTCCAAGAGGTATGACCTGTTCTTCCTAATTTTTTAGGTATATGATTTGGGTGAACAATATATAAAACATCAGCAGATTGCACATATTCTAATTGATCTATTTGTGCTGTTGTATAAGGTGTAGATATCTCATAAGGAGTACTTCCTGATGAAACAATAATACCTTCATCTTTATAAAATCTAATATATTGATCTCCAAATTCTAATATATAAGCTTGAGTTTTTGAAAATACAAATGGTATAAGTCTAGTTCTTTTGCTACTATCTTTTATTTCACGTATAAATCTAGTACCAGGACGTTTTGTAACGCCTCCGTGCATTAAAACTACAAAGTTATGTATACTAGATGCACTATTATAATATTTATCTAAGTCTATACGTCCATTTAATCTTGGACTGAGCTCTCCAGATGTAAAATTTGTGAGTATTGGTGAAGATTCTGCCATGTCATTTTACGTCGTGTATTTATTCCATCTATAATCAGATAGGTTTGGTCCCATTGTTCTTGATTCTAACCAATAATCAGCATCTAAACCTTCAGGTGTACCTTCAAATGAATCATTGCTTCTAGCTTCTCTCATTTTTATTTCATATAGCTGATTCATTGCATTTAATGTTTTAATATCTTGTAATAATGGCATTGTTAGTATTGCAGCAAGTTTATATGCTAATACATCTACTAAAGATGAATCATATGTACCTACATCTGTATTTTTAAATATATAAGTAGTTCTAAATACGCTTGTTTCTGTTAAAAGTTTATCACCTTCAATCTTATATTCAATGGTGTCATCTTCTGGTCTTACAATTCTTAAAAAATCGCTTGGTAATTGAAATTGATAACTAAAATAATATGCAGGAGTTGATGACAACAAAGATAATGAAGCTCTTTTTATGCAGCAATTCCAAGGATGTGATCTAAAGACTGCATCTCTAGTATCATCAAATAATTTATTTGAAAAACGTGCAGCTTTGGTATCTTCAGTTAATGAAGTTATAAATTCTGCGCCTAGTAATCCCAAAGCTCTATTTACTATATCAATTTTTGTCGTTGCCATATTTATTCCTATAAATGTGGGGGCACATCACGTTACCCCCACAATTTTTCGAGTTTAGTCAACTACATATAAAATGTAGCCTACTAGATCGTCACCATCTGCAATTGCAGTATCTTGTGAAGTAGCTCTAATAGTGACACCACCTTTGCTATTGAAAGTATAAGTACCTCCAGTAGCATTTTGGCCAGATCCAAAAGAGAATTGACCAGCAGTATCTACGTTTAAACCATCCAAAAGACCATCTGCATCTGCAGCTACGCTATTACCGTCTCCATCAGTGTACGCATCCCAACCAAGATCTAATGTAGCTGAACCAGTAGTCCAGTTTACATAAGCGTTAGAAGAAGCAAGTAATACTTTTACTTTTCCTGCAGGTAAAGTACCAAGAGCTACTGATGAAGTAGCATCTCCAGCACCAGACTGAGCATGAGTAAAGTGCATTATTCTCACTCTTCCAGCGTAATCTGTAGTCGGATTTAAAGTCACAACAGGAGAAGCAGTAGCGTTAGTGTACTCTGTAGAATTTTGAGTTGTAACAGCCATTTTTTATCTCCTTATTATGCTTCCGAACATTTGATTTCAACAACTTTTCCTTCTTCCATTCGAGTTGCCCCGAAAGAAGCAGAACAGTATACTTGGGTAGCATTTCTTTTGTCACGTCTAGGACCGATGTCTACTTGAACATCAGCACCAACGGCCAATAGAAGCCCAGACTTAGCATAAGCGATCACTCTTCTGTAACTATTTGAGTCAGCTGCAACTCTTTCAGTTCTAATGAAATTGAAACCCATGAAAGTGTTGATATCACCTTGTACCAAAGCTTTGACTGAGTTATAGTCAGAGTTTGTTACTTCAGTTGTTTGCAACAAGTCATTGATTTGCTTAGAAGTTACAACAATGAATCTTGGATCTGAAGGATCAACTTCATTTGAATCCAGAATTCTTTTTGCTTCTCTAAGTTTTCCAATTGTTAGACCTGAGTTCGTAGCAGAACCAGTCTCAACGTAGTTAACAGCGATTTGATCACCAGCAGGGAACGACACTGAAGAGCTTCCAGTCTTACCTGTGTAAGCAGTACCAAAAGCAGCTCCGATGATAATGTCATCCATTTTTCTGCCAAGTGCCCAAGCGGCGTTTTGCGCGTAAGGAGATGCAGGGTCGATTAAAAGTCTGATTCTATCAGTTCTGTCAATCATGTCCGCCCAATCAAAGTCTCTTAATGACACTTGTCTTCTGTCATGAGGAGTTGAGATAAGCGGAGTGTCAGAATGTCTAGAAGTAACTTCTACCGCATCCACACTTCCTATACGATCATAGTATTCAAACTCAGCGTTTTGTGTTTCAACCCTTACAAATGGTCTAAGTCTAGAACCTTTTTGTTGTAAAAGGTGTTCAACGTTAGCTCTGTATTGGTTCACAAAAGCTGTTGTTATATTTACAGACATACTATGTTGCCTCCGTGTTTACGTTGTTGTTATTATTAATCGCGAACGCTACCCAAATATATGGACATTCACTTGCATTTTACGTCTCTGCCTTCATCGACGAGTGGACCTTTACGGCTACCCACTTCTACCAACTATATAACTAGTTAATAAATTCGTACATACTTATTTTACACTAGCTAATCGGAGTTTCATCAGGATATGCTAATTGGAACAGATTATTCATCTTCTGTACCGCTTCAGCATGACCTCCATGGTCTCCACTATTATATGCTTGCATAAAATCACTATCCCTGTTATATCTAGCTATTTCTTGTCTAGCTTGATCAGGTGTCATGGTAAATGAACGTTGAGTAGTAGCATCGGATCTTCCTTCAGCTAAACCTTCGCCAATTTTAGCGAACATTTTAACTATCATAGGATTATTACCCATGCCAGTATTATCTAACCAGTCATTAAGCTCTGGAGAACCATACGTTTGTACAGCTCTTTGAGCTAAATCAACACGCTCATCATAAGCTTTTCCAAATTCTTTTTTCAAAGAATCTACCCATTGAGAAGCTTGACCTGCAGCGTCTTGACCTTCTGATGTTACCTTACCGTTTACATATTCGTGGTAACCATCAAATAATGTTTTAGCTTGTTTAGATGTCAATCCAGCTTGATGCGCTAAATTTTTAAATGCGCCTTCAAATTGCTCGTCATATTCTAAACCTTCAGCCATAACAGGTCTATCACCAAAGTTATATGCATCTGGTTGTTCAGGTCTGCCTAGACTGTCATAAAACTGTCCCCATTCCTGATCAGTTGCAGTATCTCCTGGTAAAGAGATTCTGTTTTTGCCTATTAGCTTTTGGCTATTTATATAGCTTTTAGCTAAGTTACCAACATCTTTAATGTCAGTTAATGAAGGGTCAGATCGTAAATCTTCAGGTATAGCAGTTCTCCAATCTTGCGTAGGAGCAGCTGAGCTACCCGCATCAGTTACAACGGACCCAGTTTGAGTTATTTCATCACTCATTGATTGCCTCCATGTTTATCATGTTTTTAAAGTCCTCAGGTTTTTTATTGAGAAACTTTAGT